GCTACTTGAAGTTTATCAACATCCTCTTCTTTCACGTTCTGCTTCCACCACATAGAATCAGGCTCAGAAAGTTTAGGTGTATAGTCTGCTACGAGATAAGAGTCTGTGATTTTATCCATCATATCAAACGCTTGAACAGAAAGTGGATTCTGGCTCTTCATTGTATCAGTAACAATACCGTTCTTCAAGAAGGCGAAGAGTGAACCGCGTTCAAAGAAACGGACAGAGGTAGAACCAATCTGAACGATTGATCTAGCAAACTGTTCATTAGTGGATTTATTAACCCAATCAATATATTCGTTCTTATTCATTATTCGTTCAAGTAGATATTGAACGTGAGAGAACGGAGTCCAGTGGTCGTGCTTTGCTAGATAGTTGATAAGACCTTTATCTTTCTCCATATCAATCTTATCGTGGAATTTATGCATTGATACTCGGGCTGCATTAACCACAGTCAAGTCAGATGGTTTAATTGGGAGCATTTCTACAGAAGAAATACCATCACCAAGAGGATCTAATCTCATTATAAAAATTCCTCCATTAACATTTCCCTTTGCCTTTCTGTTGAATTCAACATTTCAATAATCATTTCATAATCATTCCTGGCCGAATAATAAGAATCATACTGGAGCGTAGTTTCAATTAAAACTCCATTTAGTCTATATTTCACGTCCAATTTATCAGTGCCCTCAAAAACAATTCCTTCGAGGTTAACTCGTGTAAAATTCAAGTGGCTCTTATCTGTATCATTCATCTGAGGCATTCACAAATACTCCTTTCATAATTTCTCCATAGTGTTTAGTGTCAAAATTCATAAACTCACTATATCTATCATATCTATATTGTTCCATTGGATAGATATACTGATCTGTTATCTCTTTCTTAAATCGTCTGCTAAAATGTAGTAACGAATCCATAATTATATATGACTCAACCTCAATCATCTTTTGTTGAACGAATCTAAAAATAATAGGGTGTTCTCCATCTTCAACTTCAAACAATCTATCAAATCCCATTCCTCTTGCAACAAGGAACTCTTTCACCTCTTTCATATCCTCAGTAAAAACATATGATAGTGATTGCACCCGCTTCTTCCATTCAAAGTATGTGTTCTCTGCCTCTTGTGAATGTAAATCTCCTATCCATACTTCATCACTACCGTGATATGAAAAGTTTGCTACCAAATACTGGAGCAAATCTCTTTTATTTTTGTTTCCTATAGCCTCAAAGAAATACCTATCACTCCGTTTTTCATATGCCGAAGTGTTAATCTTTTTCGTCTTGCCCCTATACTTGACAAAATTATAATCACTGGTAATACTAAAATGTTGCTTTAAGGAAACATATAATTTATATGCTTCAAATCCAGTCACAGTGGCAGTACACTACCTTTTTCTTCATCCGATATCAAATTATTATTAACTGCTTCACAATGAATCTTTTCTTGGAATGCAGGAGAAATTAACTTCGCAACTTGCTTGGCTTCCAATTCGTGTTCAACCATATACTCTACCATAGCATCCATATATGTAACACCAGCTTGCATCTTCTCCTCAATTAACATCTGAAATGCTTGTTGCTTATTAACTTTTCTCATATTATAACATATCCCCATTATCTGTCAAGTAATTCTTCACAAATCTTTTCGCGGTCCTCAAATGAAGTGCCTTCCCACGCTTTAATTTCCTCAAGTGTACGTTTACATCCCTTACACTTACCCTCTTCATCCATCTTACATACTTTAATACACGGCGACATTGCCACACATTGACTAATAAATTTTTCTTTACTGCTCATATTAAGTCTCTAACCTCTTTAATGCTTTCAAAACGATAGTCCTTACAATATCACTGTCCCATCCAAAAATATCGACATATTCGGCAAGAATTGGACACTCATCTTGTCTGATTTTCTTATACTCTCTCAGACGACTATACGCTCCTTGGTAAGTATAATTTTTCAGCAAGTCGAGGGTGATGTCATTAGCATATGCATCAATTTCATCTGGATCACTCAGATATACTATACGCTTTTGTTTTTCATCCATTCCGTCGAGATAGAGTGGCATCACTACCAATCCATCACGTTTTTTGATTTGTTCTCTATGAATCATTTCGTGTTCTATTGTTTGTTGTGCTTGATGTTGTAGGAACTCCCAACTATCAGTATTTATAGTCAGCAATTCTTCCTCATCATTCATAATCAGAACCAACTCAATGTTCTCTTCCTCTTCCCAATCAAAAGAGTTGAAGTATCCATTAACAGTGACACTATCTTGGTCAATCTGATCACCAACAGAATATATGGCAACACCCACACCAAACTGTTCAAGTTCTTCTTGAAAAATAGTCGCTAAGTCAGCACCATCCATTTCGACCCCAACTACTTGATTTTTAATTCTTTCGAAAATTTCATTCATAATAATAAGTTTCTCTCTCAATCAACAATTACTATTATACACGAATCTGTGGTAATGTCAAGTCTTTTCACTCACTTATCAATAAAAGTCCAGTATCGAATCCACCAAGTCTTGATCTTTTTTCTGCTTTAGCCTTAATCACTTCTTCTTCGGTGATTCCGTGCATCTTCATAAGGGTTGTGAATACCTCATAAACATCAGCATATTCATTTACATCAAGCCAATCAGACTCAATAACTTCCTCTATCTCTTCATAAAGTTTATCTATAAGAAACTTTTTATATGTAGTCCCTCCAGGCATAACTGTACTTAGTCTTTCGTCAGGAATTTCTTTAATGTAGTTATCACGAATCAATTTAATCATATTTCTTCACCATTGATGAATCGCATTCAATATAATTGCGATCATTGTTATCATTTCCATTAGATACCAAAAGAGTCGGATGTAACAACACATATCGGCTTTTTTATTATCTTCTGCACACTTACCACCAAATGTTTTACATAGTGTTAGGATCATACTCTAATGATGCTGAATTTGCAACTTCATCACCATATCCTCGTATATAGTCTTCATAATATTCTTTGAATTTTGGATTGTCTCCAGTGAATTCTTGTGGATTTTCTCCATACTCAGAGGCAAACCATCCTGCTCTATAAAATCTACTCTTTGCACGTAAATACGCATCTTTATTATCTGCATTAATAATCATAATACCATTCCTTGTTCTCTTAAACGCTTCTTCCAAGATCCACCCTTAATTTGCTCATTAAGTTGAATTCTGATTGGCCGTACAATCTCTTCTCTGATATGAGCCTCGATTGACGGATTATTCACAACAGACTTGATAATCTGTTCCATATGCTCTTGTGAAATATTAAAGTTCATCATATTGTTCTCTTTCTATTGTCAATACGTAGTATTATACACTAATAATCAAAGGATGTCAAGTTTTTGTATTATAAATAATCAAGTATATATATTAACAAATTTAAAGAAGTTACCATTATGACTATTGAAAACACAAATCCAGAAGGACTAAAAGAAGCAACAGAAGCATCTGATATAGGTACAGCAGACTTTAGTTTTAACAATGTTATTAAAGCATTCCAAGAACTTCCAACGGCATCACTACTTCGTTCGATTGCATCCACTGTTCCGATGAAGTTATCGACAGGTAAAGTTATCAACATTCGTAGAAATGGAGCCACCAACTCATATGAGACTGTTCAGGCAACATTGAATGTAAATGGTATCTCTGCCACTCCTGTTTCTACTGGAATTTCTGTTGAGGCTCTACAGGATCTTCACAATCAATATCAAGAGAATGGTATTAAAATTGCGGCAAATCTTCTTCGTGGAATTATCGACAAGGAAGAAAACACTGCTTTAGAGACTTTCCTTTCTACTAACTCCCTTTCAACTACCGCTTTGACACTTACGAATGCTGGAAATGCTGAAACAAATCTTTTTGAAATCACTCAACGAGTTCAGGAACTTGTTCTGAAAATGAACACTCCTAACTTCCGCACATATGATGCATTTGTGATTCTTCCATACAAGTTCGCGGCATCAGTTTCTACTCTAAACCAATATATTGGTGGTGGAGAAGATAACAAGAGTGGTCTTGTTGTGAGTAAACTTGGTAAGACAACTTACTATGTGAATCCAGATTCAGCATCTACAACAGCATATGTTGGTCTTGTTGAAAATGATAAGACTGCTCTAGGTGCATCCTCAATTATTGTTGGTGACTATAAGCAAGAGATTGTTACATCAACTCACGTGGAATCATTCCAACAAAGAGTTGGCATCATTAACAGATACGCATCTGTGGTAAATCCTTTATCAACAACAGGTGCGGAAATGTTAATGAAGTTCGCTATCAGTTAAGTTAGTTGTTTATTAACTGTTGTTAGGGCAGCATATGCGTCCTGGAAATCTTCTTGGGCGGTAACTTCCTCAGCGAAGTTACGCATATGCCACACTTTAGCAAGCTGACGGATTAATCTCTTCGGCAGACCTTGTTCATCGTGAATAGTGTCCACAACGTCTTTGATGTGATCACGTTCAGATTCAATTCGAGTCATTGAATCTGAAATCTGTTGAAGTGCTGTATCAATTTTCTTTAGATCAGCTGGATTTGATGGCATCATTACACTCATTACATTTTCTCCTATTGTTGAAATGGTGAGTGTATTATACTATATTTTATTGCTAATGTCAAGTAAGAAAGGGCCCTTCGGGCCCTTTCTGTTGCGGAATGATTAATTATTCTACTTCCATCTCCTGTAGAATCTCTTCATTTGTTTTTGCTTTATGATGCTCAACAGGACAACCACAAGAATATCCTTCTTGATTATCGTGTTTATCTGCTTGTTCCATATGCCATTTTGCGATGGCTCTGTGTTGTTCTGGTTTCATAATACATCCTTGCTATACGTTTAATATCCTCATATTCGGATAGTTGTTTTTGGTGATACTTCTGGGCTGTTATTTCAGCTCTTCGTATCGCTTCTTTCTGTTCTGGATTCATTGTAGAACCTCTTTGCTAATGCTACCGCAATTTGACAAGATTCATCCTCACACCAGACTGGTTCAGAGGAATTCTCTTTCCACTGCTCACTTACTTCTTCAAAAGTGGCCATATTAGTTGAACCTCGGATTGGCAGAGACTACATTGGCCTCAATGATATCAAATGAATTGTCTTTGAATACAGTCTTGTATCCGTGTCCATCCTTTCCGCCTAGATTGTATACAGACACGATTTCACGTCCTTGGGCATCAACATCGCCCGCATCAATCTTTGTACCATCTTCTAGTACAACGCCCCATACCTGAATAGTCCTACGTGGCCCATTCTTTTTCTTTTCACTTCTACGCATATATATAACTCCTTTATTTTAAATACACTTACAAAATACTTGACCATTTTAGTCAAGAAACACGAGTATTATACTCTATTTATTAACAAATGTCAAGTTTTTTCTGAAAATATTTTATTTTTATAAATAATAGACAATACGAGGTGATATATGTTTGGAATACCATTAGAAGTGATATCAATGTTGGCGTCCACTATACTAGGTGGATATATGAAGATGAAAGCGGATGCTCGACAAGATGAGCGTGACCGCAATATGATGACTCTCAAACTTCTAAAAGGAGAAGAACAGTCTAGGAAACGGGCACAACAAAATAATACTAAATCTGCGAAGTGGGCGAGAAAGTTTATCGTTACATCACTTATGTTAATGGCAGGATTTATTCTCATTGCTCCAGTTCTATTCAACGAACCAACCAACGTAATGTACGAAGTAACACACGGTTTCAAGTTATGGTTCTTGGACTTCACTTGGACTTCAAATGAGTGGACAGAATTAGTAGGGGTGGTAACTCCAGAATGGTTACCATATGCGATATTAAATGTACTTGGTTTCTACTTTGGAACGGGTGCTGTAAATAGGAAATAGATATGAATGATATGAAATATGTAGCATTTTTAGTATTGACGGCGTTTATATTAGCATCGTTGATATTAGTCTGGACGATACTAGGAACAGATGTTAGTTGTGGTGAAGGATGGCACGCTATGCCAGATGGTACTTGTATGAGTAATACGGAGAAAATGTAATGTTATCATTCAAACAACATTTACAAGAAGCAAACTCGGAAATTATTTTTGATATTGAAGGTATGCCAGTTATGAAACCAATTTCTATTCCAACAAAAGGAAAGGGATTTTGGGGTGGTGTAAAAATTTGGATTATGGAAACTCGTAAATGGGAATTGACAGAAGATTTCAATTATAGCATTGATGGCATTCAATACACAATTCCAAAAGGATTTGTTTTTGATGGTGCTTCTGTACCAAAGTTTTTCAGAAGTTGGTTGAGTCCAATGGGAGTTTTGTTGATTGGTGGTCTTGTTCACGATTACGGATACAAGTATGAAACACTACTTCATAAAAACAAACATACAAACAACGGATTGAGAAATCAGAAGTGGATGGATGAGACATTCAGAGATATCAACATTTCCGTAAATGGATTCAGAACAATTAATTATCTTGCCTACTACGCATTGAGATTAGGTGGTTTTCTTGCTTGGAATGGACATAGAAAAGTAGGGGCTGATTGGAAATCTTCAATAAAATGAAAGACGTAGAAATTTCAGCAATTGTTAATCCTTTAACTATGTAGGAATATGAAAACATTAATACTGTTATTAATGGCGTTTAACGCATACGCTTTGGACGACTTCGATTTATTCAGATATGGTCCACAAGCCAACGTTGAAGTCAAACGTACTAAATTTATTGTAGAAATGGTTTTCTATGATAATCCAAGATCACTTCAATGGGAATATGATAAGAGAACTACTAGCGATGAATTAGGTAATTCAAATGGTATTCGTGCTTTTACCGTATCCTCAGAAAGTATAGATACTTGCTATATACATATAGAGAAAGCAGAATTTTGGGATGACCGTGAACAAATGGCTATAACTGGTCACGAGTTGTATCATTGTATGTTAGCCAAACACAACAAAGGGAAGAAGTTTGAGTAAGAAGAAAGCAAAACAAAAGAAGCGTAGAAAGGAGAGAAAGGAATTGAGATTCAACGCAACACATAATAATGAGAAGGTGAAAAATGATGAAGAAAACACAACAACAGCATATCTGGTTCAATAAACCGGTATTCTATTCAATGGCGGCTTTGGCAGTCGCATCTACTATAACTGCTTGTAGCAGTATAATTTCAAAGGCACCAAATGATGGAAACAATAACACTCTTAGTAGTGTATCTGTTAGTCCTCCTGTGGTTGAAACTGTACCTGAAAAGGTAATAGTTGTTCCCGAAGTTGTAACTATAGGAGAAGAAATCTTTCTCAGATGCCGACAAGAAGGTAATACTGATAGATATGTGTGTGTCCGTGAAAAGGACAAAAAATGGAACCCGTTTAAATAAAAGGCTCCCTGATCAGGGAGCCTAGAATGTTACTCTTCTAGCAACAGTTGATTGTTAGTGATAGGAATTTCTTTAGGTTTATCTTCATTTGGAACAATTACATTCATATAAATCAATAGAAGTCCGTCAGTAAGATCGGCACTAACTACCTCAACATTATCTCCTAATGTAAACTTATTTGTGAAAGAACGATCCGCGATTCCTTTATGTAGAATTTCTACATCCTCCATATCATATGGTTTTTCGGTTTTCGTACCTTCAACAGTCAATACATTCTTTTCGTGAACAATATATAATTCCTCCATTCTCCATCCAGAAAGAGCAAACTCCAGCATATAGAGGTCTTTGCCTTTTATGATATTGTAAGGGGGATACTTTTGATTTGGTGTATCGTACTGATTCAATGAATCAAAGATATTATCGAGACCGAGGGAATTACTCATCCAAGGGCCGAAAAATTCTGAGGGGGCCGAGAGGCGTCTGTTGTTTTGCATAATATTCTCCTATTAAGCGAGTTAAAATTTGTGGCCTTAATTAAGTACCACTTTATATTCGATTCATAGACCCGAAGCATCTACTCATCAAATTAGGCGGAAGCACCGTAAACTTCCGATAGGGGGTTTAGTTTTTCAACTATCTGCTGGTTCCCCTTAACTCAGAAACATTTATGATATTATATTAACTCTTACGCTTATCACTGGTTAAATATTTACATCACAATTTAAAGTTTCTTGAACCGTTACGGTTTTTTAATTCTTGATAGGGTTATTTGGTAATAAGGTAACCCTATCGAAATCCTCATCTAGCGAATCAGGCCGCTAGAGCGTAATAACTATCGTTTGCAGTTATATTTATTTATACTCAGTTTTACGACAAATATGTATAATTTGGTCGAGCGATTATTAGCTTTGACAACCCAATCGAATCTAAGTCATCCCCATCAAAAACACACTCTAGGACAATTGCCACAAGGCTTGAAGCCTACATTCGAATGTGTTTTTGGTGGAGATGGTGGGAATTGCACCCACGTCTTGAATCTCTCCGATAATAACTTTACGCTGTTTTGTATTCTATTTATACATACTCCAACTTAATTTCTTCAACAATCGAACGCATTTCTTCAACAAGTGATTGTTTAACTCCGCGCTCTTCAAACAGGTCAATCAGAGTAGAATAGAACCAGAATTGACCATCTTTCTTACTGTTGAACATTGACCAAACTTCTTCACCGTGAATCTCATAGTCGATCAATGTTGAGCGTAAGTTATGAAGTTTGTCTGCGGCAGAAACAAATACAGCATCAAACGGTGCTTTTTTCAGACGTTCAATATACGCTATCTTACGCTTCTTCCAACTCAGTGATTTATCCTCTTCGGAAACAAAATCAACAATAGACGAGATAGAAGTTCCGAAACGAGAGGAGATATCTTCAAGAGAGTGATTAGTGTCCTCAACAACATCGTGGAGAATCCCAGCAAGTTGGGCTTCAACCGAAGCCCCACTTCTACGAAGAATTTCAAAAACAGCAATAGGGTGAACGATATAAGGTATCCCTTCTTCCCCCTTTCTGAACTGTCCTAAGTGCGCTTCACTCGCAAACAGACTAGCTTTTTTGATCATTTCTTTAGTATATTTCATAATTTCTCTACAAACTCAATCAACACGTATATTATAGCTTATTTGGTGTCCTTTGTCAACCCTTTTTCTTTAATTTTTTCACACAAGGCATCATACTTTTCTGTAGTTTCTTTAAGCTCCATTTCTAAGTGTATGATTCTCAATTTAGCATCTTCCAATGCTTGGAATGCTTCACGCAATGCTCCCATACACTTCCTCCTCTTTGTTCATCCCAGCTTGAATTACAGCAATGAACCCCATCTGGAGCATCAATTGTGCCTCATCATCACTCATCTCATAAGTCTTTGCTTTCATTGTGAATGGTTCTGATGGTGGTAGAATGATAACTTTTTTTTCAGTCTCGCTAACTAGCTCTCTGAATCCCTCACGGATCAAGGATCTAATGACAATATCATCACATTCAATAGTGAGATTAGCAGAACCATCTTCATTTTCGATCATTTCAGTAATTTGAATCATTTCGTTTTCGTCATCACTCATTTCATCTTTCATTTCATCTTTCATATAACTCTCCTTCGTATCACACCAATTACAATCATATCCTTTCTCAACAGAAAGAACGGTCTTTTCAACGGGACAATAATGGTCCCACATTTCAATATCATTCATACTATGTATTATACACTATGTTGTGGTGTTTGTCAAGTAATTAGGTCCACATTCCTGGTGCGATTTTAACAAGACGGATCATCATTTCCTCATCTTCTTTACGATAGTCATTTTCAAGTTCTGTAGATAAATCCATCGCTTTCTTATATATCTCCTCTTCTGCTGGAGTGTTATCGTTTTTTAGTGAGAATTCATCAAAACCACGCGCCTTTCTCATTTCGTGATATTTCTGATACCACATATTCTCGAATGGATCAGTTCGTTCTGGTCTATCATATTTCCACCAGAGATAAAGCTCCTTTGTTTCTTTAGCTACGTGCGATTGGCTCTGTTTTCCACATTTCCAAGAATTCTGTAAATCATTTTCACCGCAAAGAGCAATTTCCCAATCAAGATGTTTCATAGCATAATCAAAACGCTCTTCATCATTCTTTGGTGCAGGTATATCATCAGAAAAAACGTGCCACATATATGATTTCTCGTTCATCACAAAATTCTCAAGAATCTCAAACATAGCGTGAATCATTAGAGTATCATTCTCCACATACTCATATTTGTCAAGTCCACGGGGAACAATCATCCACTCTTTATGAATCCAACGAGCCTTGAATTTTCTATAATTACGTTCAATCGGCCATACCAAATTCTCATTAAAGAAGTCTGGTACAGTATCAGCAAAGAACCATCTGATAGGAG